TCGGCGTCATGGACGCGCAGGGCAACAGGATCATGGCACGTCGCAGGATGGACCCGATTGGCTTCGTGCGGTGGCCGGAGACGATGTGATGGCTGCTCCTGTAGGCAACCAGTTCTGGAAGGCTCGCAGTTCACACGGACGCAACCCGATCTTTGCCGCGCCTGATGATCTCTGGAGCGCCTGTGTCGAGTATTTCGAGTGGGTAGAAGCGAACCCACTCTACGAGGACAAGCTGACATCCTATCAGGGTGTCAACACGCATGAGCCAGTGGCGAAGATGCGCGCCATGACCATCTCAGGTCTCTGCATCTTCCTCGATATCGCTCGCTCGACGTGGGACGAGTACAAGGCGCGGGAAGATTTCTCGGGCATCACTTCGCGTGTAGAGGACATCATCCGCACGCAGAAGTTCCAGGGTGCCGCAGCGGACCTCCTGAACCCGAACATCATCGCGCGGGATTTAGGGCTGGCTGACAGGAATGAACATTCCGGGCCGGAGGGCGGTGCGATCCCCGTTTCGGTGATTGAGCGGCGAATTGTCGACCCGAAAACTTCAGGTTGATGTTGCCCGCGCCTTTGCCCCGCTTTTGACGCCGGCTCGATACAAAGGCGCATGGGGCGGCCGTGGTTCGGGGAAGTCTCACTTCTTCGCCGGGTTGCTGATCGAGGACAGCCTCGCCGAAAAGGGCGCGCGCTCGGTTTGCATTCGCGAGGTGCAAAAGAGCCTGAAGGAATCGGCCAAGCGCCTGCTTGAGGACAAGCTGACGGAATACCGGCTCGGCGAGGCGGACGGCTTCAAGGTCTTTCGCGAGGTGATCGAGACGCCGGGCGACGGCCTCATTGCCTTCCAAGGCATGCAGGACCACACGGCGGAATCGGTTAAGTCGCTGGAGGGCTTCAAGCGGGCATGGGTTGAGGAAGCGCAGACGCTTTCCTCGCGCTCGCTGTCGCTGCTCAGGCCGACGATCCGAGCTGAAGGTTCGGAACTGTGGTTCTCTTGGAACCCGCGCCGCAAGGCCGATCCTGTGGATGTGATGTTGCGGGGGGCGGAAAAGCCAACTGGCGCTTCTGTCGTCCGGGCCAACTGGTCTGACAACCCGTGGTTTCCGAGCGTGCTTGAGGACGAGCGGCAGGACTGCCTTCGCCTCACCCCGGACCAGTACGACCACATCTGGGAAGGCGGATATGCCACCGTGCTTTCGGGAGCCTACTACGCTCAGGCTCTTGCCGAGGCAAAGACGCAGGGGCGGATAGGCAACGTCGCCAAGGACCCGCTGATGCGCATACGCGCCTTCTGGGACCTGGGCGGGCGCGGCATGAAGTCTGACGCCACCGCGATCTGGATCGCGCAGTTCATTGGCCGCGAAATCCGCGTCCTGGACTATTACGAGGCGGTCGGCCAGCCGCTCGCGGCTCATATCGAATGGCTGCGGTCGAACAAGTACGACAAGGCGCTCTGCGTCCTTCCGCATGACGGCGCGCCGGTCAACCCGGTGGCCGACGCGAGTTGGCAGACAGCATTGGAGGCGGCTGGGTTCGAGGTGGAAGTCGTCCCCAACCAGGGCGCAGGTGCAGCACGTCAGCGCATCGAGGCAGGGCGGCGCCTGTTTCCCTCGATCTGGTTCAACGAGGCCACCACTGCCGGCGGGCGCGATGCGCTGGGCTGGTATCACGAGAAAATGGACGAGGACCGCAACATCGGCCTCGGCCCCGAGCACGACTGGTCCAGCCACGGAGCTGACGCCTTCGGGCTGATGTGCGTGGCGTATGAGCCGCCTCGGGAAAAGCAGGCTGCTGTGGTCCACGGCGCCGGTTCGTGGATGGGATGACTTCCGATGATCTGCGCGAGATGTTCGCGCTTGAGTTCAACAAGGTGCTGGGCACACCGCCCAACGCGCGCTTCGAGCGCTCGCATCTCCTGAACATGCTGACGCGAAAACTGGCCGCGCATTTCGATGCGCTCGGCTGGCCGAACTCGCGCGAGGAAGCGCTGGTCTATGTCCGACAAGCAGTCGAACGATACGGGTAAGAACGACAAGGACGCGCTTCTCAAGCGCGCCCGCGACGTGTTCTCCCGTTGCAAGGACGCGTCCGACGACAACCATCGCACTGCGATCGAGGACATCCGTTTTGCTCGTCTGAGCGAGCAATGGCCCGCAGAGGTCGAAAAGCAGCGCAAGGACGACAACCGCCCGTGCCTGACCATCAACCGACTGCCGACCTTCATCCGCCAGGTTGTCAACGACAGCCGGCAGAACAAGCCTTCGATCAAGGTCCACCCTGCCGACAGCGGCGCGGACAAGGAAACTGCCGAGGTCATCAACGGCCTCATCCGCAACATCGAATACACGTCGGACGCGGACGTTGCCTATGACACGGCGGTAGAATGCACCGCGTCGGGCGGGTTCGGCTACTGGCGCATCAATCTCGATTATGCCTACGACGACACGTTCGATCTGGACATCAAGATCGAACGCATCGCCAACCCGCTCGCAGTGTTTGAAGACCCGAACGCGATGGCGGCCGACTCGTCGGACTGGAACGATTGTTTCATCACCGATGTGCTGAGCGAGGAGCAGTTCAAGGCCAGATATCCGAAGGCCGACAGCCGCCATTGGGACGACACCGACGCCTGGAACGATGCCCCCGACTGGCAGGACGACGGCATTGTCATCGCCGAGTGGTGGACGCGAGAAGAAGTAGAGCGCGTCATCTACCAGATGGCGAACGGCACCGCGCTCACGGAGGACGATCTAGCCGAGCCGGATATCCAGACTCAGCTGGATGCTGGAGTGCTGGACTTCAAACGCGACGCGCAGGGACAGCCGGTTTTCCGCACCGTCAAGTCGCACAAGGTCACCCAGCGCATCATGACCGGGCTGGAAATCCTTGAAACCAACGACTGGCCCGGTCGCTACATCCCCATCGTGCCGGTATACGGCGACGAAATCGTTGTGAAGGGCAAGCGCTATTTCCGCTCACTGGTGCACGACGCCATCGATGCGCAACGCATGTTCAACTACTGGCGCACGACCTCAACGGAACTGGTTGCGCTAGCGCCCCGTGTGCCGTTCATCGGGCCGGAAGGCGCGTTCGACGTCGACCCCGACAAATGGGCTACGATCAATACGCGGTCGCACGCATTCGTCGAGTATTCCAAGAACGCGCCCGCGCCGCCTCAGCGCCAGCCGCTGGATGCCGGCCCGGCTGCCGGGGCCATGCAGGAAGCCCTGATGGCTTCCGACGACATGAAGGGCATCATGGGGCTCTACGACGCCTCGTTGGGTGCCAAGTCGAACGAGACGAGTGGCAGGGCCATCATGGCCCGCCAGCGGGAAGGGGACGTTTCGACGTTCCACTTCATCGACAATTTGCGCAGGGCAATCCGCCATACCGGCCGCATCATCATCGATCTGATCCCGCACGTCTATAGCACCGAGCGGGTGATACGTGTGTTGGGCGAGGACGGCAAGGAGCAGGCCAAGCCGATCAACCAGCCTTACCCGGTGACAGATCCGAAGACGGGCCAGCCGGTGATGCAGGTTGTTACCGGCCCTGACGGAAATCCCGTCGAACAAGCCGTGATGGCGATGCACGACCTGACGGCCGGCAAATACGACCTGACGGTCACGACCGGCCCGAGCTTCACGACGCGGCGCGAGGAAGCGGCCTATTCCATGACCGAGGCGCTCCGGGCCTTCCCTGCTGGCGCGCCTGTAATCGTGCCGGAGCTGGCCAAGAACCTCGACTGGCCCGGTGCGGACAAGATCGCGGAAAAGCTGGAGGCCCTGACCGCCGGTCAGGTGCCGCCGCAACTCCAGCAGCAGATCGAGGAAGGCAAGAAACTGATCGCCAAGTTGCAGGAGGAAAACCAGCAGCTCAAGGCCGATCAGCAGACGAAGATGGCTGAGATCGAGGCGGATGCAGCGGCCAAGAGACAGGCTGCGAACATCGATGCACAGACGGAAATCATCGTCGCCAACATCAAGGCTGCGGCTCAGAAAGAGATCGAGCGGTTCAAGGCCGTAACGCAGGCGCAGGCATCCGTTGCAGCTGCTGCCAATCGGCCGGCGCCTCAGCCGCGCCAGTAAGTTCACCAACCGAAACGGAGTGAAGCATCGTCATGGCCGACGAATTGGAAGCTATTGCCGAAATCGAACAGGCCCAGCCTGCAATCGAGCCCGGCGAAACGGAACAGGATGCCCTTGAGCAAGTCGGTGACGACACTCAGGCGGACGGGCAGGAGAACGAAGGCGGAGAGGACGATCTAGTCGACCTCGATTTCGCTTTCGGCAAGCACCGGGTCAGCAAGAAGCTGGCAGATGCGGTAACGGGCCTGCAAAAGACCTTCACCGAGAAGACGCAGGCTTACAACAGAGAAATCCGCGACTGGCAGGCGAAAGCCGAAGCCCGTGCGGAAGCCAACGAGGCCGAAATTAAGGCGCGCGCTCAGTTGCACTACGTCAACCAAGAGCTGAAGCGTTTTGAGGACTTCGATTGGGCAACCTACCAGGCTCACCGGCAGCAAGACCCGCTCGGTGCGCAGGAGGCGTGGGACTACAAACAGCACCTTACTCAGCAGGTGGCCCAACTGGAGGGCGAAATCCAGCAGTCGCAGACACAGCGGTCTCAGGAAGCGCAGCAGGAGTTTGCCAAGCGCGTTGAGGAAACCCGGAAGTTTGCGGTCGACAATATCGAGGGCTGGTCTCCCGAAGTGGACGCCAAGCTTCTTTCTTTCGCGCAGGAGATGGAAATCCCGCAGGAGTTCATCCGAACCAACCTGTCGCCGGTATTCTACAAGATCCTGCATCGCGCGTGGATCGGTCAGCAGACCCTTACGCGCAAGCCGGCGGCCAAGCAGGCCCCCGCCGCTCAGCCAACGCCCACGGCTCGTATCGCGTCTCGCGGCAACCCCGCTGCGTCCAAGTCGCTCGCCGACATGGATATGGACGAATATGTGGCCGCTCGCAGGAAGCAGAACGCGGCCTGAGCCGCCATCCTGAAACTGAATGGAGCGTCGTGAAGACGCCCCGTCCCAGCGCGGCCTTCGGGCCGCCCGATGGAGCCTGAAATGAGCAATACGACACTGACTGCGGACATCATCGCCAAAGAGGCGGTGATGATCCTCGACAACGAACTCGTGATGGCGAAGAACGTGTTTCGCGGTTACGAGGAGGACTTCAACAAGAAGGTGAACGGCTACGAGGTGGGGTCCACCATCTCGATCCGCAAGCCGACCGACTTCACCGTTCGCGATGGCGCGGTGATGGCGACGCAGGACGTGGTTGAAGGCAAGACCTCGATCACCGTCGACAAGCGAAAGGGCATCGACTTCAAGTTCACGTCGCAGGAACTGACGATGTCCATCAAGGATCTGTCGGAGCGCGTGATCAAGCCTGCCATGGTCCAGCTCGCCAACCAGGTCGATACCGATCTCATGGCGCTCTACAAGGACATCCCGTCCTGGCTCGGTACACCCGCATCGCCCATCAACTCATACGCCGACTTCGCGAAGGCGCCGGAGCGGATGGACGAGTACGCCAACCCGATCGACGGTCGCGTTGCGGTCCTGTCCCCGGCCGACCATTGGGGCCTGCTTGGCTCGCAGACTGCACTCTACATGCAGGATGTGGCCAAGGGCGCGTACCGCAAGGGTGCGCTTGGCATGATCGGCGGCGTCGACACCTACATGTCGCAGAACGTCCCGACGCACACTGTCGGCGCGGCTGCGACTGCCAGTGCTGTAACCGATGCCCCTGCTGGCAATGGCGTCCTGTCCACGACCTACGAGGCCACCAAGGACACGGGCTACATGTATCTCAGCACCGATGGGTGGGATGCGTCGACGCTCAAGCAGGGGGATGTGCTGGAGATCGCCGATGTCTACGCGGTGAACCCCGTCACCAAGGCGACGCTTGCCTTCAAGAAGCAGTTCGTCGTGCTGGAAGACACCGTCACGGCTTCGGGCGACACGGCCATCAAGATCGCGCCGCCCATCATCCCGACCGGCGCGTTCAAGAACGTCAGCGCTGCGCCGACCGATGGCAAGGCCATCACCAAGGTCGGGACCGGCGGCACGGGCTATCGCCAGAACCTCGTGTTCCACAAGAACGCGTTCGCTCTGGTGTCGGTCCCGCTCGTCTCGCCTCCCGGTGCGGTCGATGTCGGCCGTCGGTCTTACAAGGGCACGAGTGTCCGCGTGATCCCCGTCTATGACGGCATCAACGATCACTCGGCATGGCGTCTCGACATCCTCTACGGCGTCAAGACCGTGGATGCGCGTCTCGCCCATCGTCTCAGCGGCACGACCTGATCTTGAGGGGCTTCGGCCCCTCTTTCTCGCTCAACCCACGATCATGAAAGGACAGTCAAATGGCTGTTAAAGAACTCTCTGACGGCGGCGCGGATGGTGTCCGCCTGGGCCAGTCCTCCACCGACAAGGTCGGCTTTCACGGCGCTGCCCCGTCCGCCAAGGCCGTAGCCACCACGTCGGCGACGATCCTGACCAACCACTCCACGACGGCGGCGATCTTCCCGGCGTTCTGTGAACTGCGAGACCTGCTGGTCTCGAAGGGCATCATCAGCCTTTCGTGACGACCGTCGTCATCGGCATTCCCGTCATGGACGGGAAGCCACACTATGCAACAGTGGACTCCCTGCTTGCGGAACAGTTTCTTGCCCGTGAGCAGGGGGTTCACCTCCTTGTTGAGTGGGAGGTCGGCTGCTCCCTTATTGGTGATGCCCGAAACCGGCTCGCAAAGCGGTTTCTGGCCACCAGGGGAGCCGACGCTCTCGTATTTGTCGACGCAGATATTTCATGGCCGGCGGGGGCGATCCTCAAACTGGTCGGCACGCGCAAGGATGTGGTTGGGGCGACATATCGCACCAAAACCGACGACGAGGTGCGGTTTCACGTCCACGGAAAGGCCGAGAGGGTCGGCAAGCTGTTCAAGGTTGCCGGTCTTCCCGGAGGGTTCATCAAGATCAGCCGCCGGGCGTTCGGGAGGATGAACCCTCGCGGATATGCGGGGACGGATGGGACGGCGACTTTCGACTATTTCCCGATGGGCTGGCACCGCGGCGTCTACTACGGCGAGGATTACGGCTTTTGCCGGCTTTATCGCCAGTCGGGCGGGGCGGTCATGCTCGATCCCTCCATCATCCTGCGGCATCACGATGGCATGCGGTCGTTTTCCGGCGATCCGCTCGAATGGCTGAGGGCGATCAATGCCAACGCTTGATTTCAGCACCTACAGCGGCTTGCAGGCCGCTGCGCTCAGCTTCATGGACCGGAATGATACCGACGAGGTCAAAGGTTGGATCAGGCTGGCCGAGGCTCGGCTGAACAGGAAGCTTCCTGCCGTCGAGGTCGATGCCGCGCTAACTGGAGTGGCCGCCAGCCGCAACATCGATATCAGCTCACTGTCGATCGCGCAGCCCAACGCGCTATGGATCGCAGATGTTGGCGGCGATGAACTTCCGGTCACTCTCAAGTCTCTCGGCACGATGGCGCTCATCGATGATGGAGGGTTCCCCACACAATGGGCGATGGACGTGGCCGACAGCCAGATCGTGTTCAACCGCCCCTGCGACCAAGCCTATTCGTTCCGTCTCGTCTACCGGGAACGGTTCGAGCTCTCGGATAGCGTCGCGACCAACTGGCTCCTGACGAACCATCCAGACCTCTATCTCGCCGCGACGATGATGTGGGGCGCCGGCTATCGCGAGGACATGCCATCCGGTGTGACATGGAAAGGGCTGCTGGACGAGGGCATTGACGAGGTCCGGCACGAAATCGCCAAGAACAAGGGCAACCAGCTTTCGGTTGACCCTGCGCTCAGCCTCATCTCGCGGCCCTATCGCGGCCTGACGATCCACGACGAAGTCTGATGATCCCGTTCGGCGATTTTGCCCCCAGCCTGGCGGACACCACGCCGGGCCGATCTTCCGTGATCGACGGCGTTATCCCGCGGGCTGACGGCTCATACG